GAACCGTCAAGGAAGTCCTAGAAAAACAAGGTGTTAATCCAAAGGCTGCACGCCTAATCCTAAAAGACCTCGAAGGTGATATCAGTGAAGAAGCAGTTCTTAACTGGTTAGATACCGATGGGGATTTATTTGGGTTCAGCAAGTCAGAAGAGACATCTAACGTATCAGATTCGGACCGATTGGCTCTACGCCAGCAGGACCGTCTAACGGAAGGTGCATTAACACCTGACCGAGGACAGGATATGGAAATGCGAATCGACCAAGCGCAAAGCGCGGAAGAACTCGAACGTATCCTATACTCACAATAAATCATAGTTCCTAGTCACTTGGAGGTGACAACTTGGCTACAAATTTTACATCAACTGACTCCGCCTCTCTCGGCGGTACAGCAGGTAGCGCAGGTCTTGTACAGAAGGCATACGATAAGTTTATCGAATTTGCACTTCGCGACGAACCCCTAATTCGTAACGTAGCAGACAAGCGCCCAGTATCTACAACTAACAACGGTAACGTTGTTGTTCTACAGAAGTATGCAGACCTTGCAAACGCTACAACAGCGCTTACAGAGTCTACAGACATCGACGGCGTTACAGTCGGAACTCCTACATCTGTGACAATCACAATGCAGGAATTCGGTAACGCAACAACCAATACACGTGCTCTCAAGTTGTTCTCATTGAACAATGTTGACCCAGACATCGTGACACTTATGGCTCGTAACCAGGCAGATTCAATCGACGCACTTGCTATGACAGCACTTCGCGGCGGTTCAAACGTAATCTACTCAGGTTCAACAGCAACATCAACTGCAACTATCACAGCAGCAGCAACACTTTCTACCGCTAATATCGGTAAGGCAGTTGCTAAGTTGCGTGGTAACAAGGCATCAGGCAAGCGCGGTCAGGACTACTGGGCTGGTATTCACCCAGACGTAGCACACGACCTCATGCTCGAAGCATCATCTGCAGGATGGGTTGTTCCAAACGCATACGGTATCTCACAAGACCGTATCTGGGCTGGAGAAATCGGCCGCTACAAGGGTGCATACTTCATTGAATCACCACGTCTCTACTCAGCAACAGACGGCGCTTCATCCGCAAAGGTGTACCGCACAATCATCGCTGGTAAGCAGGCACTTGCAGAGGCAGTGGCAGAAGAGCCACACACAGTTATCGGTCCAGTCACCGATAAGTTGAACCGCTTCCGTCCAATCGGATGGTACGGCGTACTAGGTTTCGCACGTTTCCGTGAAGAAGCACTATACCGCATCGAATCAGGTTCATCAATCGCTTAGTTGATTGACGGTTAGGCAGGGGCTTCGGTCCCTGTCTAGCAGTAAGTTCATTAAGGAGACCAATGACAACTTATATCTTTAGAACTCCCTATGTGGAGGAAGGCCCAACAGGGCAACACCGTCTATTTTATTTCTTTAAGTTGCGACAAGGGTTAACAGTAACAAGAACTGGTTCTACGTTTAGAACTGGTCGTTACTTTACACAGGACCAACTGAATGAAGTAGATGAGTACTGGTTAGGCGGACATGAGTCATCAGTATCAGAGGCAACTAAAGCAGCATTAATTGCTGGTGGCATTGGCGTAACAGAAGCAAACTTTACAGCAGAGTAGGGACAAATGGACTGCAGTCATATTACTAAAGTACTAGAGTGGGGCTTTACAGAAAAGCATGACTTCAAAGTAATCCTTTGGGGCTGTGTACTATGTGATGCAACATCAGATATGCCATTCAAAGATGAAGATGTAGTTGAGATAGACCATACCAACTGCGATGAAGATTGCTTTGGATGTAAGGCTAGAGGTTTACAACTTAATACAGGTGATGCAGGAAGGCCAGTCTCAACTAAATCTTGGGAAGGCAAATTAAAATTCTATAAGGATGCACGCAATCAAGGCATCCAACCAGCAGGAACACACCCTGAACAAGTTAAAGCAGCCTATGCGGCTAGCGAAGTACTTGGCAAAGCATATGATGCTGGAACAATGGGTGTGAGAGCAGACAAGGTTACGAAATCCGTAGCAGCAGTGATGAAAGAAACTGGAGCAGTATAATGTCAGCAAAAGGTGAGAAGTACAAGTCAATGGCGGCTATGAAGATGCACGAAAAGAAAGAGCCTATGTCAATGATGATTAAAGAATACGGTAAGAAGAAGGCTATGGCTAAGAAGGCTGTCGCAAAGAAGGCTGTCGCAAAGAAGATGGGTAAGAAGAAGTAGTATGGCAACTAATCCTAGAGTAGCAGCGTATGAGGCCTCTAAGAAGAAGCCAACTCCATCGCCTAAAAGTACGCCAACAATTAAGACTGGTCCTGTAGGGGCAGAGAAGTTACTTCAAAAGTATCTTAGGGAAGGCATGAGCCTAGATAAGGCACGCAAGAAAGTTACTAACGAAACAGGCATTTATCCGAACGGATACACCAACTAATGAAGAAGGCTACTGGAACTAAAAAGGTTGGCAAGGTTCTTCACGAATTTAAGGCTGGTACATTACACTCTGGTAAGGGCGGTAAGGTAGTTAAGTCTCGCAAGCAGGCTATTGCTATCGCCATGAGCGAAGCAAAGATGGCTAAAAGAAAGAAGAAGTAAATGGATGCCAGACTAAAGAGAGCAGGCGTATCAGGCTTTAACAAGCCAAAGCGTACACCTGGACACCCAAAGAAGTCACACGTAGTTGTGGCCAAGTCTGGAGACCAAGTAAAAACAATTCGCTTTGGACAACAAGGCGTATCTGGTTCACCAAAGAAGGCTGGCGAGTCTGCAGCATATGCAGCACGTCGTAAGTCTTTCAAGGCACGCCACGCAAAGAATATTGCAAAGGGCAAAATGTCTGCAGCATACTGGGCAGATAAAGTTAAGTGGTAATTTAACTAAAGGTGGGGACAATGCAAGATAAGTTGGCTATCGCTTGGTGCGATAATGGTATGGTAGATGGTAAGTTCATGCAGGGTGTAACCGACGTTATACTCCATTCTGGAGTAGAAGTCGTTACAACGCTACGTAGTCAAGGCAATCAGATTGCAAGACAACGTGATAAGGTGATTAATCACTGGTATGATGGCAATAAATCTGACTGGATTCTATGGGTTGATTCAGATGTAGTTATAAGTCCAGAGAAATTTAAGTTACTCTGGGATAATAGGGATGCTGAGAAGCGCCCTATAGTAACTGGTGTCTATTTTACTACAGACCATCCAGAAGAAACTCTAATGGAACCAATGCCAACACTATTCTGGTTCGTCCAGAAAGGTGATGAGATAGGAATTAAGAGAGTTCATCCACTACCAAAGGATAAGTTGCTCCAGGTTGGAGCCGCTGGCATGGGGTTTGTGTTGATGCACAGAAGTGTAGTTGACCGAATCAGAGCAGTACTACCAGATGTTCCGCTATTTTCAGACATGGGACACGGTAGCAGATTTATGGGTGAGGATATATACTTCTTTGCCCTATGCGATAAAGCAGATATTCCTGTTTTCGCACACACAGATGCAACCGTTCCACACATGAAGCGGTTCTCATTTGATGTTAACTATTATGATATCTTCGTAGGAAACAAGAGGAAGTAATGACTACAACGCTGACCAATATGATGGACGAGGTACAAGCAAACCTTGCTGGTTACACATTCCAGCAGGACCGTTCTACCTATCTTAGAGCAGAAATCTCAACAACTACATCATCGTCAGCGTCTCCTCTTATCTTGAGCCTTGGCTCAACTGATTCAGTTGGCAAAGGCGTAGTTGAAATTGATGAGGAAATGTTGTGGGTTGACTCATACGACCGTGTTGCTAATACAGCGACAGTCTCCCCTTACGGTCGAGGATACCTTGGAACAACGCCAGCAGTTCATGCTGCAGACTCTAAGGTAACAATCGCCCCAACATTCCCTCGTTTCAATGTAAAGCGTGCCATCAACGATACAATTCGCTCACTAGGCGCTAATATCTTTGCAGTAAAGACTACAACATTTACTTTTAATGCTGCTCAATCTACCTACGCATTCAACAACTTAAACATTAAGAACATTATTACACTCTCATGGGAAGCAATTGGTCCGACTCAGGAATGGGTTCCAATTCGTCGCTATGACTTTGACTCAGTAGCAGACACTGACACATTTGGTGCTGGAGCACAGACAATTACACTTGGCGAAGCACCAATCCCAGGACGCACAGTTAAGGTTGTTTATGCAACTGACCCAACAGCATTTACATCAAACTCTCAAGACTATGTAGAGCAAAGCGGACTACCAGAATCAACTCGGGACGTAGTTATTCTAGGTGCAGCGTATCGCTTACTATCATTTCTCGACCCAGCACGTGCTGCTCAAACAAGCCCACAGGCTGACGAGACAGATAGCAAGCGTCCGTATGGTTCATCTCAATCTGCTACCAAGCAGTTGTATGCACTTTATACACAGCGCCTTAATGAAGAAACAAAAGCACAACAGCAGAACTACCCACCACGAGTTCATTTCTCACGCCGATAGGAACCTGAATGACAACAAGAAAATATTCCTCACGCTCTCAGCAAACAACATTAACTGGAGCACTCACATCATCTGGTACATCAGCAACTGTTGTTTCAGGCACATCGCTTCTTGGAGGAGCAAGTGTATCTGCTGGTGAAACATTTACAGTAGTAATTGACCCAGATACAGCCATTGAAGAAATTGTAGATGTAACCGCCGTATCCACTAATACACTCACAATTACTCGTGGTGTTGAAAATGCTGGAACTGGCGTTGCTCACTCTGCTGGTGCAGTTGTACGACACATGGCTACTGGACGTGACTTCCGTGAGGCTAATGCTCACATTGAGGCTACAACAGGACATGGCGCTACTGGCGCTGTAGTTGGAACTACAAACACACAGACTTTAACTAACAAGACACTTACTAACCCAACAGTAACTACTGGTTCGTTTACGACACCGACTATCGCTGGAGCAACAATCTCTGGCGCATTCACATCAACTGCGACCATTACTGGTGGTACTATTACTGGTGCTACAGTTACTGGACTATCTGCTCCGTCATCTGGTTCAGATGCAGCAACCAAAACTTATACAGATAGCATTTTAGGGTCAGCAACTTCTGCTGCTACCAGCGCAACAGCAGCCGCTACAAGTGCCACAGCGGCATCCACAAGCGCAAGCGCTGCTTCAACATCCGCTACTAATGCAGCAAGTTCCGCTACATCTGCTGCATCATCTGCATCTTCAGCATCTACTTCTGCTAGCACAGCAACAACCAAGGCTTCTGAGGCTTCCACCTCTGCAACCAACGCTGCATCATCAGCAAGTAGCGCTTCAACATCAGCAAGCACTGCTACTACTAAAGCATCTGAGGCATCTACATCGGAAACCAATGCTGCCTCAAGTGCAACATCTGCTGCTTCAAGTGCATCGTCCGCATCAACATCTGCTACAAATGCAGCGTCATCAGCAACATCAGCAAGCAACTCATTAACATCTGTTACTGGCCTTACTGGTGCTGGTCTTGTGCGCGACATGGGGGATATCACTTCTTCTGATACAACAACTGCAGATTATATAAATATTTCAAGTATTGCTTCAAATGCTTCTACATCTGCGACTAATGCTGCAAACTCAGCAAGTTCAGCAAGCACATCTGCAAGCAGTGCATCTACATCAGCAACTAGCGCATCTAGTAGCGCAAGCGCTGCATCAACATCTGCTACTAACGCTGCATCTAGTGCAACAGCAGCGGCTTCATCAGCGACTTCTGCAGCAGCATCAGCCACAACTGCTGCAGGTTATATTCCAAGTCAAACTGGAAATAGTGGAAACTTTCTTACCACGAACGGAACGTCCGCTTCATGGGTTAGTCTATCCGATTGGGGTACTCTATAATGCCATTCGCATTTCAACGCCGTAGAGGCACAACAGCACAACACGCATCCTTTACAGGTCTACTTGGCGAATTAACAGTAGATACCGATAAGGATACAGTAGTAGTTCACGATGGTTCAACAGCAGGTGGATTTCCACTAGCGCGAGCAAAAGGTGGAACTCTAGAAGATACAGTAATTCGAGGGCTTGAAGAAGATGTAAACGTTGTTGCTTCTGCCGCAACTGGAACAATTAACCTTGATATTTCTACAGCATCAATTTGGTACTATACTTCAAATGCAACAGCAAACCATACGCTTAACATTCGATACAGTTCTAGCGTTTCTCTTAATACAGCCTTGGCTGTTGGTGATGCTATAACTGTAGTTTGGATGAATACTAATGGTACTACTGCTTACTACCCAAGCACAATTCAAATTGATGGAACTACTGTAACACCAAAGGTTCCAGCAGCAATATCTTCTGGCAACGCATCTGCTATTGATGCATACTCATTCACAATCATTAAGACAGCATCTGCAACATTTACAGTTCTTGAAACACAAACCAAGTTTGCCTAATAAGGAGATTTAATAATGCCACTTATCAGTACATTAGCAGGAGGCTCGGCCAAAGGTTTTGGCGGCATGGCGGGCGGAAGTGCTGCCTGGAACCGCATTGTTAATTATCTTGTAGTAGCAGGCGGAGGAGCAGGCGGTTATTCTGGTCCTGGCGGTGGTGCATCAGGTGGATTGCGTTCTACAGTTACCGCAACTGGCGGTGGTGGAACTTTAGAATCCCCTTTAACTTTAGCGCTTAATACTGTTTACCCAGTAACTATTGGTGCTGGTGGTCCTTTCCGTGCAACTGCTGGTAGTGGAGCAGTTGGTTCTAATTCAATGTTTGGAAGCATTATTGCAACTGGCGGCGGCGGTGGTGGTTCAGCACAAGGTATTGCTATAGTAAATGGCGGTGGTGGTTCTGAGGGTGGAGCAAACTCAACAGGTGCTAGTGGTATAACTAATCAAAATTATGCAGGTGGTAGCAACAACGGCGGTGGCGGTGGTGCTGGTGGTGCTGGCTTTAACGGTTATGGCGCTGGAGTTAACTTGGCAAACTCAGGTGGTTTTGGCGGTGTAGGTGTTACTACATCTATTTCTGGAACATCTACTACTTATGCAGCGGGTGGAGGCGGTTATTACGCTGCACCTTCTCCAACTCAATCTCCTGCTAGAACTGCTGGTGGAGGCGGTGGTGCTGCTGCCCCTAATGGTGTTGCTAATACTGGCGGTGGTGGACAGGCTGATTCTGGCGCAGGTGGTTCTGGTATTGTTATTATTCAATACCCAGGTACTACGCAACGCGGAACTGGTGGTACTGTGACAACATCAGGTGGAAATACAATCCATACATTTAATTCATCAGGTTCTTTTTATTCTAATATAGTTTCCGCATCAGCAAAAGCAACAGGTGGAACAATTACAACCGATGGTTCTTATTACTATCACACATTTACTGGTTCAGGAACATTTACTCCTAACCAATCACTAACAGCAGATGTACTTATTGTTGCTGGTGGTGGGTCAGCACTTGTTGGTGGTGGTGGCGCTGGAGGACTTCGCGCAATTAGCGGAGTTTCTTGTACTGCTACTGGATACACAATTACTGTTGGAGCAGGCGGCACATCGTCGACCAACCATCCTTACTATTATTCAGCAAATGGAACTAACTCATCTGCTCTTGCTTATTCTGCTACAGGTGGCGGAGGTTCAGGTTATACAGATAATAACCCTGGCGCTGGCTTCTCAGGCGGTTCAGGTGGCGGTGGCGGTGGTGATGGCGCTCGTACAAATGCTGGAGGCGCTGGTAACGCTGGTGGTTATTCTCCAGTAGAAGGTTATGCTGGCGGTGCTTCTGTTTCTACTTCTGCTCCTTATGTCGGCGGTGGAGGTGGTGGAGCAGGTGGTTCTGG